GTAACTATTTATTTTTGATAAATGTTGTAACTATTTATTTTTGATAAATGTTGTAACTATTTATTTTTGATAAATGTTGTAACTATTTATTTTTGATAAATGTTGTAACTATTTATTAAGTTGAATCCTTGGAACTAATTTAAATCGTTGTGCTAAATTCAAAATTACTCTCAGCACAATACATATCAACTAATTCGTGATTAGCATCGATATCTGGCACAATCTCCTCTTCTACTTCAGTAATAGTGGTTAGGTTCTCAAAATACTTCTCTTCATCAAACAATACATCTACCATACCTGTTCCACATGGGACTTCTTGGCCAAACATAATATTACTAGACACACCATTCAATTTATCTAACTCACCAAATATAGCGGCCTTGGCTAACATATCCACAGTTTCTTCAAATGAACATTTGGGAAGAGGACCGCGGTCAGATTTATTAATACCATGGCGGTCAATGGACATAATATTACCTTTATTAGTCATAGTGTCAGCCAATAATGCGATATGGCGGTAGTTTACATATGTGCCATCACCACTAATAAGGTCAGTAATTTCATTAAGGATTACCTCACGAGCGGCTTCAATACCTAATGTCTCATAGATTTCATAGATGTTGTTACTTATAGTTCTTGTAAAATCAACATTAGGATGGCTAAAGATATCAATTAGGTTACTACCTTCAGTGTATAAAACCCAGGTAGTCTGTTGGCTATAATCGTTGGGATTATCGCTAAGTCTATATACGAATCCTTCTGTCTTTTCCATAGCTACCGAATTAATACCCTTAACTCCTTTAATAACTATATCAGATAATACAGTCTTTTCCAAATTCTTAATAGTAAGAATCATATCTTCACTATCATTGTTGTTTGGGTCGTCAATAGAATTAAATTGGAATCTAAAGATAAGTTTGCTGGCATTATCATCACTATAGATAAAGGAGATATCTTTATCTTTAAACGTGTCAGTGTTAAATTTAGACTGGATAGCGTAATATACATCCGTCATTCTAATATCCTTGTCAAACATCTTACTCTTATCAAATTCTAAACGCAAAATCCAGGGTGAACGTTGTTTATTAGCAAATGTGCTCTCAATATCTTGAAAGAATGAGTAGATTTCCATCAAATCCTTGTCTTCTTCAATTTGGGTATGGTCATCTTCAGTCGCAGGGTCAAAGTATATCTTACTGCTTAGACAAATATCTTTAACCGTTGTGATTTCGATGGTGTTTAAAACAGATTTGGCCTTTTCCTTATCAAATGCGTGGGATTTCTCCAAGTAAACAGTAAGGCTTGGAGATTTAATATTTTTACTTACCGAGATGATTTCTTTGATGCGGGGAAGACCGCGAGTTACTGCGGATTTAGCACTTATGCCCGCAAAGTGAAAAGTATCATAGCTAAGAACACCATTTATCAGAGCGAAAGTGCGGGTATTTTCAACAGTTAAATCATAAACCCAATCGGTCGGATTAGGAATTTCATTAATCCTAATAATTTCGTCAAATCTAACATTTTCAAAGGGGTTTACACCCTCTTTTTCAATAATAGTTCTTCTATTCACTTTTTCGTAATTATCATATAAACCTACGTATCTTGGTATAATATCTCTTAGCTCTTTACTTTCGAATTTGATATATTTATTTAGTGCCTCTTGCTTATATCCGATAAACATTGGTATCTCTTTTGCGAATATTTTAGAACCATCGGATTTAATACTTAATGTATATCCCTGAAGAATATTTTGACTACCGCGATTGTTAGTCTCCTGTTTTTTCTTTTTAATAATCTTATTATAAATACCGAACCAATAGCAGAGTATAGTCTGAATATTTTCTAGTAATTTGCGTGAGACACTAAATGCTGATATATGAGCAGCATCTTTTTCACATGAGCCATCTCCGCCAAAATAAGCACTTATTAATCCCTTCATAAACTCCTTATTACTATTAAACAGTATATTATGAATACTCTTATTTTCACTACCCTTTCCACAAAGAATGCGCAATATATCAGTTAAGACAGTTGAATAGATGCGGAGGTCAGTGCTAGTCCATCCTTCTTGGCACTTGTTTTCTTGTTTATAAACCTTAGTAGTAATACCCCATTTAGCTGTGAGACGATTAATAGGAACAAAATACTCCAAATCATTATTAGCAATAGATATCTGAGTATCCGTTACGCATCCTTCAGCCAAATAAGCACCAATTAGATAACCAAAATCAAAATCAAGTTCTATAGATTCAGGTATATTAGCACAATACATCCACTGTTTCTTTGGATATACAATTCCATCTAGAAAAGACTGCTTATAAGAACAGCCTTCACGTGGAATACCGCTAGCAGCCTCTAAAAACGCATCACTTCGCTTATAAGGTAGGATGAAATCCTTATCCGCATGATTCTTCCACCAAGGGGCTTTCTTTAAACCCTTATCTTTATAAGACTGATTAATTTTAAGGGCTTTATGAACTTCGCTACCGAAAACATACTCTTTCTTACTAATGATATTACTTAAATCTAAAGAGCGATTTTCAGGCATCTCAAACGCTCTATTATTAACTGGAATATAATCACCAACCTTAAGGTCAGAACCCTCCAATGCTACCAGTTTATTATCAGCATTAATAGTTAAGAATGACTTGGCTTTTGTAGCAATAACCGAACGTCCATCCTTAGTAAATACCTCCAATACTGTGTTTGTCCCATCCTTATTAATTACTGGGTGTCTAGTAACTGCCTCAACACGCTGCCACATAGTTTTACCCTCTTCATCAACACTAGGAACATAAATCTCTTCGTCATCATTAATGTAAGCAAGTTTAGTATTGTTGGGATGGTCCTCTGTTTTACTAGAGATTGGGATATAATTATCAATATATTCACCAATCTTAACAATCTTAATGTTATCATTAATCTTTAGAAGTAACTCGGTGTCATATGATACAGAGTTAAGGGTCATTTGGGTAACAGGTTCACCTAATGATTGAGCAGCAATAGTTCCTACAAGTAGTCCTGGAATAGCAAATGCTTCAGAGAATCTATATTCAATCTGTTCAATAATGTATTCAAAACCCTGCTTATTAAGTTTAGTCTGTGAGATTAAGTATTTAGGAGAGAGTGTAGAACGAATTAGAACACTAAACACTTTATTAGCAGGGTTAATATCCTTAATAATGAGCTTTCCGCACAACTTATCCAGATGTTCCAATACAAATACTGGGTCTAAATCAGATAAGAAGTTAGTATCAGTAGACTTGAACATATTCTGTGCGTTGGTAATAAGACGGCGAATATTGACTGGGTAGTATACCTCATCATTCATAGTCATCTTATAAACCTTTTCAATCATATAGCGTCTATCAGCAAGAATGTCTTGATAGTGTTTAGCCATAGTGTTATAGAATACCTTGCGTTCATTAACAGTCATATTTTGATACTTCGTAGCTAAGCTTGGGACCAGATATTTAATCCATGCTTCAGTCGGTGAGATTAAATAGTTCTTTTCTAAATCGGTAAGACTCATAAGAACAGACATAATCTTCTGTTTTTCAATCTTTTCTGGGTTCATACCATCTTCTCCATATAAGAATTGGATGATAGAGCCCATATTATTGCGGACTGTTTGGTCCTGGCAAACCTTAACATCCTCCATGGCTTTAATAAGTTTGCGCTGAATATAACCAGATTCTGATGTTTTAATAGCAGTATCAATAATACCTTCACGACCACCCATTGCGTGAAAGAAGAACTCCTGTGGATTTAGACCACCTAAGAAACTATTTTCAACAAATCCACGTGCTAAAGGTCCGTCATCATATTTGTTAAAATGAGGAAGAGTGCGATTGCTAAAACCATATGGGCAACGCTTACCATCAACGTTCTGTTGGCCTACACAAGCCGTAACTTGCGCAATATTGACTTTAGTTCCTTTAGAACCTGATTCTACCATATTAACCATGCGATTCGTTTTAAGTTGGTGTTTAGCAACAACCTTACCAGTATCTTGAATAGCTTCGTTAAGAGCACCATTAACCTTAATCTCGAACTCATTAGCATTGGATTTACCAGAATCGTTTTTAAATGTGCCATCGTGAATACTCTGAACAATAGATGACACAGCGGACTTCTTATTATTAATAATTTCGGTAATAGTTTTTTGTGCGTCTTCGTTAATCATAAGGTCACTAACACCCACACTAAAGCCACTCATTAAAAGCCAGTTGGTAACAACGGCGGTGATGTTATCCAAAAACTCCTTGGCTTTCTTTGGTCCATATTCATTATAGATGAGGTGAATTACACCTTGTTCTTTACCACCAAGAAGACCTTTATCAAACACACCACTTTCTACTTTACCTTGAACAATTTTTACAATGTTTTGGTAGTTAAGAGGGTCATTTTCGGAATGGCTATCATTCTTTTTAACAAGATTGATAGGAGGGATAACGGTGGATAGGATGGTGCGGCCACTCCAAAGGTCTTGGTCAGTCTTATATTTGTGAAGTGGGAAATCCTTAGGAAGTTGGTCTTTAGTTGAACCTGCTTTAATGTCTGGCTCTGGTAGAGTGCCATCAAAATTCTTGTTCCAAGCCATAAGGTCCATTACTTGGGAACGAGTAAGATAGTTGTCGTATTTAGTAAAGCGATAGGCGCCTACTAGAGTGTCCTGAACAATAGAGATAATAGGACGGTTTTGGGCTGGCGTAATAATTTGTGTAGTAACGCTGGCCAAGTTTTTAAGTTCGATTTGTGTTTGTTTAGATTGTGGTACATGCATATTCATTTCGTCTCCCGACGTGTCCCCAATGTTTCCAATGGGGTCGGACTGTATCTTAAGCCTTCTCCGAGTAGCTAACTCATCATAGAAAACCAACACCCGTTCAGTCTCTGAGACGCTATCTCATATCTTGCTAATATCAATATGAGAATAGTCGCCTGCGGATTGCCCAATCCTCTACGTTTTTACCATTGGTATAGCACAAGAGTGCTACAGAGCGTAAGGCTCTTCGGCTATTAACCGAGTTCCTCTATTTCAGTCGCCTGAATAGAGTGGTAGTAGAGGCTCTAAGGGGTTTCCCGCATCAAGGTGTTTCGCAACCTTTAAAAGGTTACTAGGCGGTAGCACGCTTTTCACGCCGCCTGTTTTTGACAGAAAGTTTATCAAACGATGACTCTTTTAGGTTTCCCTAAAAGTCGGACTGTATCTTAAGCAAGTTCGGAGTGGCTAACTCGTCATAACTTACCAACACCCGTTCAGTCTCTGAGTGCCTTCCATAGTCTACCAAACGACCGTAGGAAGTAACACTGCGGATTGCCCAATCCCTTACATTATTACCATTGTTATAGCACAATCGCGCTATAGAGCACAAAGCTCTTCGGCTATTAACCGAGTTCCTTAATGATGTTTCCATGATTAAGTGGTAGTAAGGGCTCTAAGGGGTTTCCCGCATCAAGGTGTTTCGCAACCTTTAAAAGGTTACTAGGCGGTATCACGCTTTTCACGCCGCCTGTTGCTAACATTGATGTTTATCAGCATTATAAGGTGTAGTCACATTAGGATTCAATCTAAACGTATTATAAGGCATTACACGCACTCTATGCGCCATCATAGACATCTTGTGAAGAGATGGCTGACGGTTAAAGAGCACAATATCACCATTAATTAAATGGCGGTTTACAATATCACCATCCTCCAACTCAATAGTTTCACGGTCAATATGCTTCAAGCTAATTACCTCCTTATCGGCATTACGCTTATAGCTCTTAGCACCTGGATATACAGAAGGACCATTCTTTACCAACTTAAGTAGCCATTCCTTGTTATACTTAGTAACAATCTCCGCAAAAGTAAGATTCTTAGCAATCTTAATAGGCACACCTAATTCGTCAATTTCAAGATTAGGGTCTGGACTGATAACACTACGAGCAGAATAGTCTACACGCTTACCCATAAGATTTCCACGCACACGACCCTCCTTGGATTTAAGACGGTCTTTAATAGATTTTAAAGGACGACCACTGCGCTGAACAGCAGGCGGAACACCTGGAAGATTATTATCAACCAGGGTGCTAACATGATATTGTAGCAATTGAGCCCACTCATCTATCGTGTTTTTAGGAGCATTGGCCTCTATCTTCTGTTTAAGAGAACGGTTGGTCTTTACAATATCGCACAACTTATGGGTTAAGTCATCCTCCATGCGAGTATTAGTGTCATTACGAACACTTGGACGAACACTAGGTGGGGGAACTGGTAAAACAGTACATATAAGCCACTCAGGACGGCACCAGTGTTTATTAAAACCCATTAATTCCGCAGTCTCAACACTAATTTGTTTAAAGATACGCAAGACATTGTCAGCAGTCCATGTAAGACGCTTCTTCTGTTCAGTGCTATCCACCTTCACCTTCCATTCTAAAACAATACGACCTATGCCATTAGTATCCTTCTTGATAGCAGTAGGCTTAATAGCACCACAACCACAAGAATTAGATGAACCACCACATCTTTTAATCTTAGAACATTGCGCATAAACATAGGCGAAACGCTGATGGGGACTACGCTTAAGAAGATTACGCTTAATATGTGGGTCCTCAAGATTTAGAAGAGATAGACCACAACGATAACATATCATTTGTAGAGTTTTCATAATAGTATTCATAAACTGAATATGAAAAACAGGAAGAGCTAGACGTATGTGACCTGGATGACCAGGGCAGGCATTACTCTTTTGATTACAACTTAAGCATAACATACGTGGTTCTAATACACCCATACGACGGTCAAAAAGACCACCAGTTTTAGGGGTGTCTCCATCATAAGTTTCCTGGGTAATAATCTCCGCCGCACTACGACGCTCTATCTCCTCAGGGGATAAAACGGAGAACTGTAAACCTACTACAGTATCAATATCACTAGAGCCATAATCAAGTTCTTTATAATAGGACATATTATTATATAATAGATGTTTATATTTTTATATCATTTTTTTATGATTTCAATTTTTTTTGGTATCTTCTAAAATCAATTTAATTAACATTGTTGTATGCTCCATAGACTGATTTTAATAATTTACATTTATATGTTTAGGCACTATCCTTGCCAAAATTAGTATTTTTTAAGTGAGACCTATATGTAATATCAGTTGAAGGAATATGACTAAGTCTTTTATTCAATAAATGGCTTGAACATATATTACTATTATTATTCCATATTTTTATGACAGCATTATATTTCTTTGGAACAACACTTATACCTGTTATAGTCTCATTATAATGGGTAAACAATTCACCAGCCAACATATGAATAAACATATCCCAAAAAATATTCTCGGTATTCTCTTTAGCAACTTTTATACTAAAGCAACCACCGTTTTTATTTCTATCATCCTCCCAAATAGGTTTTATACCATCGCGCATAATAAAATAGTAGCCATTTAAAAATTGGGGTAAATAGACAAAACTATTCATAACCGCATAAAACTCTCGAATCGTAGAAAATTCATATATAGGTAGATAACTACTCTCATCCCAAACCTGTTCATCCTGTTTATGATACCAAATCTTCCAAGAATTCTTTAAACGAAAATCTATAGAGAGATATTCCATACTAATCTTATAATCTCTATAATATTATATATTTATTTATGTTTTATATTATTTTATACTCTATATTCATTTTATTAGTATGTTTTTATATTTATCAAAAATACTATAGAAGAGAACACTTCATTTCCAAAACAATTAGAGTAGATGAACGTATATTCAACCCTGTGACATTTTATCTGGATACTAAGCCAAATTTCATAGACCCACTATTCGCTATCGCTATAGGAAAATTCTATAAAATTAAAACAAAACCATCAATAATGATAAAAATTCTATGGGTATTGTATTTAAGAATTACGCTAATACACTATATCTCAAAAATAAATACCCAAATATTAGAACTATCACTAATCTATATTTTGAATATTTAACAATAATATCCAAGTTAGACAGTGCTATTGTTACATTTAATCAAATTAGAGTAGAACTTCCGACTGTATTAGTATTAGCAAAACATGATGATATTCTAAAACCAATTATAAAAGAGTTATTTCCAAACAATAAAGTTAAAATAGTGGATAGAGTAGATTTTTTAACCAATGAGAAATCAATAATATTATACATATCCGCCGAATATTCAAAGGAGTTAGACGCGCTCTCTAAAAAATATAAGTTCCTTATTATTGATGTTCCTAAAGATGTAGACTCTAATGGATTAATCAGACTTAAATACCCAGAATTACGTTACTCTAAAATGGATATATCTAATATTGTATCAAATATTATTACTCTAAATATACATAAATTAGTAAATACATACCAATTTACTAGAACACTTATATGTAATAAGGACGCCGACATACATAATTTCACAAAATCACTATTTGAAAACATAGAAAATGTTAGAATGTCTGACCTAGATAAATATTATAAAATGCCGATGGAATTTCTATCGCCTGAATTAATTATTAATTTTAGTATTATTCCTATTCATAAAGATGTAGAAAACTATTTTCGTAAGTTGGGTATTATAATGAACATAAAAGACCCTATGTGTAAAAATGTCGCAGGCACTCTTCAATGTGAACCAATCTGTAAAAATGTTATTGGCACTATTAAATGCCAACCAGATGTTTTATGGCAAAACAGATTTAGATTACTAGGACTAGTCTAAAAAATAATATCACTGATATTTATAAAAAAAAGAAAATAGATATGAAGAATACTCAAATTATAGATGATTGGTATAATATAAATAATCTTTCTACAATTAAAGGAACACTCGATTTAACTAACGATGTATTAAATCAGGTATTAAAACTAGTTATAAATTTAGAATCCAAAGTAGAAAAGAATAATTCTCTGGTAAACGAACTATCCAACAAAATGGATGAAATCTCCAATAGACTAAATCTAAATTTAGTTAATATAGATAAAAATATCAAAGAAATAGATGATGACTTAGAAAACGAAATATCAAGGGTTCATAATGATATGGAAACAATACGTCAAGAGAGTCAGGATACCCGCAAGACACTAATGGAGAATCGCGAGATATTTACTAAAGTGATGGATAAATTTATAACGTTAGAAAAGGAGGAGATTAAACCAATCCTAAATCAAATTACTAGCAATCAAGAAAAGATTACCACTGGCTCCATTTTCTTACCATCTTTTGAAAAAACAATAGAACAAAACCGTCTATGGCGTCTATATAGTAATAATTATAGACAAAATGTAGCTAAAAATAACCAAAATATATTAACACAGCTTTCACTCTCATCCGAAGAAAATATCAAAAATTTATAGTTGAAAAAAAACTAAAATAGTCGATTTACTATAAATTTTAGTTATTCATTAATTCAAGTGTATATTCGCGAACAGATTTATAAATAGATTCACTATGTAATTCTAAGTAGTCTCTAAAAATAAATCCTTCTAAACTAAAATAACCTGCGGTTGTAACAATATTATAAAACACACCACTACGTTTTCCCATTTTAGTAAATTCGAAAGCCAAATCTTTAATAGGTATCCACCTGTCATTATACCAAATGATATTAGAGATACTAGCTGTAAAAGTATCCCTGCTATATATTTCAATGTCAGAGACACTATGTTTAATTATAGCCACAACCCTATTTTCTCTACTCTTAAAAACAGGCTCAATATATAGACTATCGCCTACATTTATAGACTCCATAAATTTATAGGAACCATCAGCCATATGTATTTTAGACTGTCCGCCTAATAGATTGTAGTCAACACTAATACTTTTAGTCTTTATACCAAGTTGTTTGTATATTAAGTCTCGTTGATATTCCATAATACTATCATCGTCTATTTCTAAATAGTCTGCAAAAAGATAGATAAACCTATTATTACCATAAATATGAATACGATTGCTGCTAGTGATTATACAATATATCTTCTGAATATCAGGTTTATTTACAAGTTGTGCACCAACAGCGTCTTTAACAGCCACCCATTTATTCTGGATTATATCAAAAACTATGTGATTTCCACTAACAATAATACCATTATAGTTAAAATATTTATCTAACCCAGCGATACACATTACACCTTTAACAACATTATTATTAAACAATACATCGCCTATCTTAATATCGGCTATATCGCATGACTGTGAGTTATTAAGAACCAGTTTTGTGTTAGGTGCGAAACACATAAATTTTTGGAAGAAACCTATGCCTCTAGCCCAAAACCTGGTTATGTCACCAATGGGTCCATTCCAAGTTGATTGAATAGAAAATTGCGTAGCTTCCAATGTATATAACATTAATCTAAAGTTAGAGAATGTTCTTTTAACTAGGTTATTCATTTTTAGAAATGTGAAATAGGTAAGGTTCATAATTCCCTCTATTTTTTTATAGACCGTAGCGGTAGCACTGTCAACAAAATCGCGAATAGGTTTTAGAATAGTCCGAATACTATTAAGTTGGTCGAATAGTTGACCTATAACTTTTTTCATAATTTCAGTCATATAATTAAATGGTGCTATTAATATCGCGAAATTTGATTTATAACCAGTCCACAAACATCCATTTAAATTACCCATAGTATCTTTACCGAAATAATGGGCGAATGGCATTACAAGTGGATTACATTTATAATTGTCCCAATTATCTATAATACTTTGGCGATTATAGACCAAGACAATATACAATAGTATAATAACAAATGTGATTACATACAAAAATATATAAAATAAAGATTCCCACATCTTTTATATTATATATATAATAATTGATATTTAACAAAAAGTCAATAATAAATATATATATATAATGAATCGTAGAATTTTTAAAACGTCTGAAATATCGTCAAATATTCTACCTTCCACTACTTCTATAACCAATAGTGATAATTCCATATATTTTGATAAAAAGTCATGTGGGTCGGTTTCAAACTACATATTGCCTAATGGATATTATGTATCAAAAAACACAAATCGGATTCCTAAAAACGAATTAATGAAAAATCTACTATTTCTAGAGAGACATGTGTCAAATAACAGTAGTAGTATAAATCTAAATGACGCATGCGGCATCCCTGTATCTGACATTAAAATTACTTGTACATTTACTATAAGTTTCTGGATATATCCAATATTAGATGAAATCGCCTTTTCACCAATGGGTATTTTCACTAAATCTGACTCAAATACTCTGGGTGAATGTAACTGTTCTATAGGTGTAGATAATCGCTTAGTTATAAGCTATCAGTATGCTAATAAAATAGTGGCTCTTAAATCGTCACTACCTATTAAATCTCGCACATTATCATTTGTAACTATAACAAGAAATAGTAGTAAATTATCTATTTATGTTAATGGAAAACTAGATGCTGAGCTATCCATATCGAATGTGGCTGATATGTCTATCAATCCATTAATTTTAGGAAATGCTGCCAACTCTATTCAGCTAAATGGTTATATTGAGAATTTTGTCCTATCAACTACAACAATAGATAACCTGTCTAATTATTTTGAAATCTATGGCAGATTACCAACATCTAACATATTTATATTCAATCAAGGAAGACTGATATCTTCAACATACAATAACTATACTTCTAATCCAAGTGGCCTATATATGATAGAGGAGTCAAAACTTATAGTCTCTATGCTAACACAATATTTACAAGGATTCGTATATAAAAAAAGCAACGAGTCTATAATGTTTTATATTAAATTATCGACCAATGATATTGGAACAGGGTCAAATCTGGATTTTGAATGTTATCAAAAAGTAACTGGTATTAATTTGGGTGAGAGCAATGTTTTTATACAACAAGTAGTAGCATACCCAGCACATAATAATGTTATAGTGAAAGACCCTGTTCCTGCGGAAGGTCAACTAATATCAAATAATGGTATACAGCTATCGTTTCAGAATGGTAGTGTATTAGACTATGATATAATAACTGGTTCCTATACTTATAGAGTATTAAGTGATCTGGAAGCTCTAAATATAATGAATGAGTTTAGTAGATTGATATGTTATTTAGTATCTGATAGATATATTTTCTATGTTTCATACACAGGCATTAGTCCAAATCCTGATTTTAATAATAGCTGTGTTGTGAAGCATATGATTTACAATATTGGCTCTATAAATTCAAACATAAACTATATTGGTGTTCAAAATTCGACAGCCTATGATTTCAATTATAATAATAATTTTAATACTAACACATTCGAGCGTACTATTCCAGCGGCTGCCGTCCAACAGCACCAGGTAGTTGAGCTAAAATCCCTTATTGAAGATAGAGAATTGGATAGTAGTCCAAAAATACCTACAATTTTTGTTCCCGAGAGTCGCCTATTTGTATATGATAGTAATAGTCTAAATGTAACTAATTTATTAGATAAATTTAAAGAGGTCTATATTAGCTCTATTCCCAAGATGGAAATATCATACCCAATCGATTTAATCTTAGACCATACGAATGATATGATAGAGTCATTAATAAACAAGTCTATAAAATTAAATAGGCAGATTATATTCAATTTTTATAAGATTTTGACTCCAGGCATGTATAGTCTATCTATAATTTCTAATTCGATGGTTGTTGTTAAGATTAATGGTAAGGAGCATGTGATAAATTCAATAAACACTAACCATTTGCTTTTTCACCATACTACTAAATATTTAGAATTAGAGATTAGTTTCTACTACGAGAAAATAAGCCAGATATTAAAATTTATGTTAGTTGAACCCTAGAAACAACATTAGTTAAATAAATAATCTTATCTAACTAATATTCTTTTACTAAACATCATTTTCCTTGGGAGCTAAACATAAAAGCATCTCACCTAGACTAGCCACCTTATAATTAAGAATTAATGGGTAGTTATTCTTTAATAATAATTCCACAGTATTACACAGGTTAGAGCACTTAGTAAATGTGACAAGATATTTGATAGCGAATACACCCTGAATAATTTCATCACTGGAATCGTTTTTAAATGATAGACTGGAGCTATTCTCATTAATTACTTCCTCGACACGACCAATAGAACCATCGCAACTAAAAATCAACTTGTTACCAATACTCTTAATCTCAATCTTTTCACTAAGAGCCGAAAAATCACGACATATCTTTTGAAACATGTTGCTGGGGATATTAATAACATTTGAAAATGTAGTAGGTGGAATATTAAGAGAACTCTCATTCAAATCCAACAATTTAAAACCCACACGCTTTACACGGTGGTCGGCAGCGTTCTCAATAAGAATACCGAGTTCATTAGTCTCATCGGCATCTTGATAGAAAGAAATAATATCGTCGTTAGCAATGGTTTTAATAATCTTATTAAAATTTAACATATTAATACCACAAACAAAACGCTTTCCTGGAGTACAATAGTATTTCTCAAAATCCGTATTCTCTAGTTTTAAATGAACCAAAACGACGTGACTGGTGTCCATCTCAAGTAGACGACAACCATTCTCGTCAAAAATTAAGTTTCCTTCAGTGATAAGCTCTTTTAACGCATCAATACAGGTTTTAATAGGTCCTGATTTAACAGTTCTCGCTTCAAAAAGATAATTAGGATTACTGGCCATAATATATAATTATCTTTTTATCATAGTTTTATATAGTTATACACCTATTCTTTTATAAGTAAATCTATTATCAATTTCGTAATTTCTAATATCATTCATCGCTGTAACATACTGTAATGGTTCATTCGTTTTCAATCTTTCTAACACCTGGTCCACGGTGTCAGTGCTGGAGATAAATTCTAAAATAATAGGTTCGTATCCAAAAATCTTGGCCAAAACAACATAGGGCTCATATTCCCAACGATATAGATTGCGGTTCATTAGATAAATATCCTTGTTACCGCGCTCCAATAAACGCATAAAACTCTGTAATACAATAGAACTATATTTTCCAATATTTCTAACATCAAATCTCTCATCACGCTCAAATAAATCATAAGTAGAAAGAATTCTATAGTTGTGTCTAGCATTTTCCTGAATTACCTCGCGAATCTTCTTATCTAAACCCATAAAACTTAGTCGGCGAATAATATAAAGACGCTTTCTAGCTAATTTGTTAAAAACGTCATCTGCGGTGCTTAATAAGTAATATACGCCAAATCCAGCAAATCCTGCGTAAAATAATATCGCGAATAAAAGAAATAGTGTGTCATTATTTATCTCATAACCAAAACAATTGGCATCATTTGATTCTACAATAGAACTCATTATTTATGTCTAACCTATAAATATTTATATAGTGTTTTTCTTTAAATCATTTTAGAATTCGGTTTTACTACAAAAAAAAATTGATATTTATTAGAATTATCATTTATTTATAAAAAAACATGACAGACCGTCTTTTCATAGTAGACACGAGCTATTTAGTATTTTATAGATTTCATGCTATACGTATGTGGTTAAGTAAGGCTAAGCCTGAAATTAGTCTGGACGGTGTTGAAGATATAACAAGCATTCCAGAATTTATGAAAACATATCAATCTACGTTCTTTAAGACACTTGAAAAGATAATTAAAAGTGAAGGGGTAAGACCAGAGAATATAATTTTCGCGAGGGATTGTTCAAGTCAGGATGTTTGGCGCAGATTAATATTTCCAGACTACAAGGGTAATCGCGATTATACTAATTTTTGTGGCAAGACTATCTTCCAATGGACCTATGATAATCTACTGCCAGTCTATACACAACTTGGTGCCAAGGTTATTAGATTTGACTATATTGAAGCGGATGATATAGCAGCCCTAATTGTAATGAATTGTCCAGATAGAGATATAACTATAATTACAAATGATAATGATTATCTACAGCTTCTTAAATATCCAAGACTCAAATTACTAAATCTTAAAGAGGAAGACCTAAAGAAACGCAGTATTGGCACACCTAATGGGGATTTGATGAAGAAAATAGTATTAGGTGACCCCAGTGATAATATTCCTAAAGTATTTTCGAAATGTGGGCCGAAAACACTTGAAAAATATTTAGCAGATGAAAAACTATTTAACGATGCGCTAGACAAGGAACCAGACGCAAGAAAACGTTATAAATTAAACAGAGTATTGGTTGATTTTGAACAAATACCAACACACTATAAAGATGAGGTTAAAGCCTGGATTTCTAACAACATATCCAATTAATTATATAGGTTTTTCCAATTTCCAGTTTCATTGGTAATCTCTAAATTACGTTTATTTTGTTTGAATATTTCAAATCCATCCACCACATCTTTATTATTTAAAACCTTCTTAACTCTATCAGCAGTGCTAATTATATTTTTACTATGTGATATTTTACACTTGGCAAAAAGCAGTTCCATATCACCACCATGAAATTTAAAATATTGACGATTCTTATTTATGAATTCTGCACTAATAGCATCCTGGTCTATTTCCCATTTGTTTTGTCTAACTTTCTTTTTAAATATATCAACCAAGTCCTGGTCTGTATATTCATCCATTCTAAAATGGATTGAGAATCTACGCTCCAAACCATCATTGTAACTAAAGAAGCTATTTTTTAAATCCTCTTTATAACCAGCAATCATACAGATAAAATAGTTATCATCTTCTTCACGCATTTCTGTTAAGCTCTGGTTTAATAAATCTATACACTCCTTAGAATATATGTCTTTGCTATCTTTACCTTCACTATTACCAAGAGAATATGCTTCATCTATGAATAAAACACCACCGCGGACTTCTTCTAGAATCTTTTGGGTTTTAAGAGCGGTTTGTCCCAAGAAACCAGCTATTAAATCGGACCTCTTTACTTTTTTAAAGACATCATGTTTTAGCACACCCATTTTTAAATAGACTTTAGCAATAAGATGTGCGAATTCTGTTTTACCAGTTCCTGGTTCACCATCAATTATAGTATGTAGCAGGTCATCATTCTTAACATTAAGTTCTTGACTATAATATAATATTAGTTCAACTATCTGTTTTTTAAGACCGTGTTGTCCAATCATCGCATTAATCTCTTTCATTGGTTCTACTAAGTCATGTATCATTTTTAGATTAATATTATAGTCTACATCAGTCGCATATTCAACACCATATTTTTCACCTAATTCTATTAAATCACTAATTGTCTCTATTTTTAATACTAGATTAACTCTAGGTTTCTCTATGGATTTACTAGTCTCGGCACTATTAGGTGTTGATAGACTATCATGGACATAGTTATTATATGCGTATCTATCGATACCGCCATGATGAACTGGTATACGATATCTGCGTGAGTCCACCATTTCTGATGGATAGGGATAATTTAGAATATATGGCTTTCTGCTAAGATAGACAATTTGTTGATTTGATTTAGTATATTGTTTCGTCATATCTACGATTTCTTTTATATCCTTCTCACAGATAAAAAATACTATGTTGATTATTTAACAACTCTATAGCTAGTATACTCACCACTGGTAGGACTATATCTAATAATTTTACATACATCACCACTTGAAAGATTGAGATATCTAGCAATAGGGTCGTCTTTATTCATGATAGGGAAGAGTGATTTAGATATGATATAGTGTTTATCCATAACTTCCTTAATTTCATCATCAGTCATCTTAATATGCTTGGGGACCAAGATATGTTTAGTAATATTTATAACAACATTGTTTAACCAGAATATTTCAACGAATCTATATTCTTTCTCTTTAATGATTTTTATGATAGTGCTGTTAGGTTTAGGCTTTATAACCAAGATTAGTCTATCTCCGTCATTTGGTAAGAACTCAGCCTTAATATTCTCAATATTATCTTTAATCTGATTTGGTTTAATCTTAGCACTTAATAGGAATTTAATATAGATATTTTTACTTTCGTGATTTAAAATCATATCTATATTTTTACTATAGTATTCCTTTCGAAATGCGTCCAAATCTTCTATATTTAATGTGCTTGGAACAGATATACCTCTATCAGACATCATCTCCAGCATAGTAATGCGGGCTCTATGTAGTTTTGTAATCTCATCCATGGTCTAAATCAATATTATTATCTATACATTATTTCTTTAAATCAATTTTTTCATAAAAAAATTAAAATTGTTAAATAATTTTATAAAGAAATTGTTACAAAAATGTGTGATAAATAGATTAGTAATATTTTATAAAATGACTACTACTAATCTACAATCTACTTGTTAAATCGGTTATTAATTCATTGGCTTTATCTTCTTTCATTGACAGTATTGTATTTACAGCGTCTAAATATGTCTTAGACTCGCGTTTTGACCCCTCAATTTGTTGTAACATTTTAGCAACAAGATTAATCTCATCATCTAACCATAAATTTTGGAAGATGGATAACTTATTATTTATTTCCTCATCTTCCTGAACTGAATGAAAAATACTATTACTACGTTGTCGTGTCTCATCCTTCTCAACTATTAATACACTATTAATAATACTGGTATATAAATCAAGACTATGTATTACAACACTACTGCCATTGTTGTAGGAGTTCTTTAATTTGTCTAAACCAACAACAGCAGATTGAAATATGAATTTAATTGCTGGATTGCTAACATCATAGCGTTTTACCGCTTTAATAATTGGATTTAGTAAATGGTGTAATTCGTATCTCTTATTACCGTATGCCCATCTCCAAAACCCCTGCATTACAGTGGGGTCCTGAAAATATATCTTATTATTATCTATAGCTAATTTTGTACCTATTGGCTTAAATCCTAGAATAGCTAGCTTCACCATAGTAGTAAGCGGGTCAAGTATCTGTCGCTGCTCCTCAGGAAATGCGTTTCTATAGATGCTAAAACCATCGTATACACTTTTTAAAATATCTATATGACCAAGCATTTTCAAATCGTAAACTTATTATATATATTATAAACAATCTTTATATCCTAAATAACTTTAACTGCCATTAATATTTGTAAAAGATTTGTTTAAAATTCAATAAAAAATTGATTTAAAATATAATTTGATAAACAAATAAAAAAATCTAATCACTAATTATATATAGTAGTTAAATTACAAGATGATTATCCCAGTTAGATGTATGACCTGTGGTTCGGTTATTGGTTCCAAATATAGAAAATATCAAGAGACTGTAGCAAAGACTCAGTCTACTAATAAGAATAATTTAATTACCGCGGATACTAGCGATCTAAAGGAGAGAACAGCAGAGGCCATTGCTTTAGATGTCGTAGGTGTATCACGTTACTGCTGTCGCAGACACCTACTCACTCATACAGATACTATAGACCTACTCTAATTTTTACAAAAACTTAGATATGAAATCGGCATCATATTCAAACTCGTATTTAGTCATTATAATAGCTAACGCCCGTTTTCTATCAATGTTACTTATTTTAGCGAGATAGTTTATAGCGATTAGTAGTGAAATCTTATTACCTGTTTTACAAACAATTAAACAATTCTCATTATCCAAGTAGTGCGCTTTTAGGATAATATCTATTGCTTTTTTTATAAAACTTTGGACACGCTCTACATAGAAATAGTTTTTATCTATAGGTTCTTCTGTCTCAAATGACCTATATCCATTAAGAATTCTATTTATCTTTTTCTCTTTTATAAATTCAGTATTTCTAGATAATTCATAATCACCAATCCAAAATCCACGAAATAACTCACACATATATCGTTTCTAAATATTATATAAAAATAAATTCTACATATTCTTATATTTTATTTTTTCTTCTTGACATCATGTTTTTGAACAACTTCAGAAGCTCTAATGATTTTCTCTCTATCTTCATCAGAAGAGGCTTGAATAATCTTTACAATTTCAGCCTCCTTGGGGTCACATAATTTTTGTAACTCCTTAGTGTCGCAGAAGTTAGAAGATAAAAGGCACTCTCTACTTTTACTATCATTACAATTCCTCATTCCAGTTAGGCAAAATTGAGATAAATTCTTACATTGGTCACTAATATTGGTTTGATTAAGCACTTCGCCCATAATTTCATATGCTTCCATTTCTTCATCTGTCATTTTACCCCCCTTACTTGCGAAATCCTCTCTCATCGCAGGACGATAAAGACAATAAATACAATAAGCACTTACAACAGCAATCAATAAGAAAACAATAATTACAGCAGCGTCTTCCATTTTTATATAATGTTTAATAAGAAAAAAACCTTTGAAACTATCTAAATGTGGTAAAACTTATTGTTTTTGTGATTTTTAATAAATTCATCTTCTGAAGATTTTATAAATTCATAGTCATCATCATTTAGATTTATCTCATCGTCGTCGGAATCACTGTCATCAATATAATTATCAATGGCCTCTACAATATTCATATCGTCTGTTATTAAAAACTGCTTATCATTATTATCAAATAGACGAGAACGACGACTATGACTAAAACATACCTGTTGCTCTTCATCTAATTTTTCTAATTTATCTATTTCAGATAACACCTTGTTCCAATCCCTGCGCATTGTCCATATAGCGCCAAAACGCGTATTAGGACTCTCCTGTATAGGTTTATCATAAGCCTCAATCTTCTCCATCATTAACTTCAAACCCTCAGTTCTATAATTAGACAAGATAAAGAGACTGTCACCTTTATATTCTACAAAAGCACTGTTTGTAAATTGTTTAAGTGCCTGAATTATCTCCGTAACCAGCGAATGGTCTACAACACGATTTTTAAATCTATACTCCGAATATTTTTTACGATTTAGTTCAAACTCATTACTTAGACGATTTATCTCAGAAGTCAGCTTAATCAAACTCTCTTTACTATAGGATGAAAGAATGAATTTACTGCCGTCCGCTTTATATTCTATGTAGGCACCATTTTTAATTTTACCAGTTATATCTTTAATATGACATCCATTCTTTCCAATTATATAGCTAACAGCCTCTGGTCTGACAACCAATTCTGTAAATATCTTTTTTTCCATATCTTAGTATATAGCATTTATTAATACTTCTTCTTTAAATAAAAATTCAATTTTTTTTTAAACAAACAAGAACACATTATGAATTTAATAGACTACTATAAGTTTACATTGAAATATAGATACAAAAAATATAAAACTATTACATCTAAAATGTATATAATCGCAAATTTATAGATTATTCTCTTTTGAAAATTATATGTCTTATGTTTAGGAAATTCAGAATTCCATAGATTCTCTAATTTTATCAATAACTCATATACTATTAAACCAGCTGAAAATATAATGGCGGTTCTTAAAGCATTCAGATAAATACGTTTATGGTCTATTTTATATCTTATTAACAATAAATAAAAATTAATTCTAAATGTAATAGACAAACTATTTAAAATATAGGCTAATAATTTAGATATAGTGTGAAAAAGATATGATACCTAAATTCACTGACAATTTTTTTAGTATTGATGGAGAGCATGGTTTTCTACCATTAAATGACCCTTTGGTGACACTTCCTGATAAATATAGTGTTCTACAAAATCTATTGGATGATATGAGTATTCAAAAAAATGACGGTTCTAAAGGGTTATTACATAATAATGATGGTGTTTTAGAGTCAAGATGTCTATCACTACCTAACTATTTAGATTTAGTAAAAACTGAAAGTGAGAAGTTTTTAATTGCTGCTCTATATAGAAGCTATTGTTTTTTAGCAAGTGCCTATCTATTGGAACCAGCATATAAAGCCTTTTTAGAAACAGGGAAATATGGTGTTGGTCGTAAATCTATACCCCAAAATATCGCGCAACCACTAGTCTGGTTAGCTGAAGCATTAGATGTCTATCCATTTTTAGAATATAGTTTTGGCTATTCTCTAGGAAACTACGTTCGTTTGGATAAGTCTAAAGGACTAAATTGGGACAATCTTGGAATGGCTAACAAGTTTAGTGGAATGCCAGACGAGGCAGGATTTATAATGGTCCACGTAGATATTAATAGTCATACGCCTGCGCTAATTAAATCTATTGATGATGTATTAGAACTAGTCTATTCCGATAGTGTATCGGATAAAATTGTAGAATTGCGAGCTGGACTTAAACGAGTTGTTAGTTCTCTACAGTTAATGAACAAGAGTCGCCAAGAAATGTGGACAGCAAGTCGCTACCAACATTATAATGATTTTCGTGTTTTTATTATGGGAATAACTGGCAATAAACAAATTTTCCCAGATGGTGTTATTTATGAGCCAGAAACTAAACCAAGAAGCTACCGTGGTCAATCAGGTAGTCAGGATACTATCATTCCATTTTTAGACACAGTATTCCATGTAGACGATTTCTATCCAAATAATGATTTAACTAATTATCTAATGGATATGCGCAGTTATCGTCCAAAACCCTTTCGCGATTTACTAAGCTGGTGTAAAAATAATCTAAGTGGATTCGTAGAGAAAATGCTAAATTTGTTAGACCGTGAGGTCAATTTTGAACTCTATAAAATTTATAGAGAAATATATCGTTTTAGAAATGGTCACTGGCAATTCGTCCAAAAATATATAATGGAGAATACCAAATATCCTGTAGCGACTGGCGGAACACCTATTACCAGTTGGATTCCCAATCAAATTATGGCTACATTACAATCCATCCAGAAAATAGTTAATAATACTGACAAACTATTTACGAGTGAAGATAGAACACAACAAGACAAAGAACAACGAGCACTTTTTATAGAATATGTGGAAGAATATAATCGTATGTGCCAATGTCTAGAGAAGCAGATAGAGGAACTTAACAAGGATAACTACAGTAGTTATCGTGTATATACACTTAACAACACATATAAGGTTAACGATATTTAATAAGAACTAGTCTATATTTTTATAAATAAAATACAATATAATTTATTTATAAATTATATATTGATTATGAGTAATACTCGTGAAGCTATAGATAAAGTAAAAGATAAATTGTCAGAAGTTGGTTCACAAATTAATGAAAATACTGCTGAATTTAGAAATTTCATTTCTAAGTGGATATGGCCTATTATAATAACCATAATTAGTGTCGGATATCTAATCTATTATATTAAGAATATTTACCGTCGTGAGGATAAACTAATTAAACCATTAAAAGAATATTCTAGACGCGGCCAGATAGAGGCTATCACTACCAAAAAAGAAATAATGGAGGGAAATTTCAAATTATGTGATTTCTATATTGCCAGCAGTTATCGCACTTTCTTGCCAGGATATCAAACCAATGATTTAGCTAGCATTAAATGTATTGGTCATGTTATTGAATGTGGTGCTCGTTATGTGGAATTAGATGTCTATCAGGACCAGTTTTGTTGGGATAGTAAACCTATGGTCTATTCTGGAAAACTAGAAGGTTTATGGAATTATACTAATAAATTAGATTTTGAAGAGTGTATTAAAAAAATTAGAGAGACAGCATTTGGTAGCGCCTACGTTGTTAATGGTAATGACCCATTTTTCCTTTGTCTAAATATCTACACTGAATCAAATTATAAACTATTGAACAAAATAGCTGAAATTTTAAGCGATAATTTGGGAAAGAAGATGCTAAATAGTAGTTATAGTTACAAGAAGAATAACTTAGCCCAAACACCAATCAAAGAATTAATAGGAAAAGTGGTTATTATATCCAATAATACATGGGAGGGTAGTCCTATGGAGGAATTTGTTAATTTTAGTTGGGAGATGCCATTTTTACGTAACCTAACACATGAACAGATTGACGATAATTTTGATAAAGAAGAACTAAAGGAATATAATAAACGTAATCTAACAAGAGTATTTCCCAAACTAAGAACCACCGAGTCCAAAAACTTCAATCCAGCACAATCCTGGCTAACTGGTTGTCAATTTGTTTGTATGAATTATCAGAATATGGACCAATTTATGTCATTTTATTTAGATAAATTTAGTTCACAGAGTCTGGTTCTAAAACCTGAACCCCTAAGATATAAACCCCCTACATACGCAGAACCAACCAAACAGGACCCTGTTGTTAGTTTCGCACCATTACAACACTCTACTCCATTTTACAGTATTACCTATTAGTTTTTTAATACTTATCACGTAATGTGTTGAAGTTTGAAAATAGAATAGAATTTCTATTAATTGTAATATATTATGTCTAATCAAAATATAGTATTAATTGATATTCGTGAAGAGTCGGAATGCATGGAAAAATATATGGTCTCTAATAATCAGAGTGTTTCTATAATGAACATTCCTATGCGCCATATAGGATTTAATAAGAAGTGGATTGAAGATAAAGCATCCAGCGGATTAGTCTACTTGGTTTGTCGTTCAGGAAATCGCAGTGACAAGGTCAAGTCTCTCTATTTCAAAGACAATATTAATATTATGTCACTTGAGGGTGGCATCTCAAACATTAAAATATTTCCAGGAGTGGCTATTATCATTGACAAAGGAGGATGGGGTCGCCAACAATATATCCAGTTTGTTTTCTTGGCTATCCTTCTAAGTTTCATCTGGCTACTATATAACTACTATTCACGCATAGATATGATGCTAATTATTTCAGCAATTTCGGTATTTATTCTCTATCAAATACTTAGTAAATCATGCTATATGGAAAGACTGGTTCCATTATTTAATCCTGCCATATAATTTTTTTCTAAAATTTTTGGAATTGTTTTTTTGCCAAAAATTTTGGAATACTACTAATCTATTTTTTACCACGTTTTTTTAATTCAGTTAGCTCTTTTTCTAATTTTGCCATCTCAGCAAGATGTTCAGGTCCAACAACTTTAATAGAGAATAGTATTAGATACATAGTGTCTAATTCTTGAAATAGTTCACTAATTTGTTTCTTTGTCTTAATAACAAGCGAGTCCAAGTCCTTGTCATATACAAGTCTATCTCTAAATACCTTAATACGTTCTTCACGACCATTGTTCATACGAGGTTCTACACGTTCCTCTATAACGCTATCTAGAATAGTAATTAGACTAGCTATCTTAGAATAAGCGGCATTTTCCATTTTCTTAGCCTGTTCTAACCAGTCCTTGTTTTCTTTTACCAATTCAGGTGTGGGAACTAGGTAGACTTTCTCCATATCCTTTCTATTAGCTAACCATCTACCACCATTTCTGGTGCAATCCTCCTCGTTATCTATTTCAACCATAGCCAATACATTTAGAAGCTCGTCATTATCACCAACTTTTTTGGAATTATAGAGACCTGCCTTCTCTAATACTTTTTTACGCATTTCAATTAATTCTTTATCTAAGAATATTAGGTCATTATTCATCTCCATATTAAAAGGAATACTAGGTTGGATGGGTATTTCTAATCCAATACCACTGCCAGATAGTAGATTCTTACTATAACACATGCCGCCGTTTTTAATGCGGTCTATTTTAAGATGTGCTAAACGAATAGTATTTATGATGGTGCCTACGAGATTAATCTTTTTAACATAGTATGTTGAAAGTTTTTGGCAGAGTTCATTATGTTTTTGGTCTAAGTTGTTTTGTGCGCCTTGTTCAATGCCCAAAATAACCTGTTTGCTTAGGTCTCCGAGCACATCTTTAGAGTATTTTTTTAGAATATCGTTGGTTAAGAACATCTTTAGATTTCCACAATACTCTTGGTCCATTGTTTTGCGAACATTTTCTTTCGATAGGATATCGGAGTAAACCGTCTCTAAACGGGTTTTAACTTCATCTATTTTTTGAACACTCGGCTGATTTCCCATTATATATTTTAAATTAAGAATTTTATTATTTTCAATACCTTTAACAAAAACTGTATTTACTATGTATAATATCTTATTAGCTCTATAATAATTAGAGACTAATAAAATAGTATTATTGTCTAGTCTACCTCCTCAATATTTGGTCCAGAATAATTGGATGGAGAGGGACCATTGTCCTGATGTGAACCATATACCTTTTGGATAATTGGGAAATAAACATGTTCTACTTCTTTTTGTTTAGAGTCATATTCCTCTTTAGTATAGTCACCAGCTTCTATCCACTGAAGCGTGCTTTCAATTACACCATTTAATTTGGTAGTGTCATCATCACTAAATTTCTCTTCATATTCACTCATAGTGTTTTTAATTTGGTATACATAGTTTTCAAGTGAGTTGCGTGCCTCTACCTTTGTTTTTAATAATTCATCCTGTTCTTTGAAACGTTCAGCCTCCTTTACCATTCTATCAATCTCTTCTTGGCTAAGACGCGATTTATCATTCGTAATAGTGATTTTATTAGATTTACCACTAGATTCCTCTCGTGCGTTTACATTTAGAATACCATTGGCGTCAATATCTAAATCTACAATAATTTTAGGAATGCCTCTAGGAGCAGGTGGGATTCCTGTTAAGTCAAATTGTCCTAAAAGGTTATTATCTTTAGTAAATTTTCGTTCACCTTCAAAAATGCGAATAGTGCAACCTGGCTGATTATCAGCATATGTGGAAAATGTTTCCGATTTTCTTACAGGAATGGTAGTGCCGCGTGGAACTATTACAGTTGAAATCTGTCCTGCTGTTTCAATAGAAAGAGAAAGTGGTGTAACATCAAGTAGCAATAAGTCTCTGGTTGTTTCATGTGTTTCGCCAATAAGAATACTTGCCTGAACAGCCGCACCATAAGCAACAGCCTCGTCAGGATTAACGGATTTATTTAGGTCCTTGCCACCAAAATATTGAGAGAGCATTTCCTGAACCTTGGGTATCCTAGTAGAACCACCTACCAAAACAATCTCATCTATTTGACTCTTGGAAATCTTAGCATCCTGAAGAACCTGTGTCACAGGGTCAATAGCCTGTTGAAAAATATCCATACATATACTTTCAAATTTTGCGCGAGTAATCTGAATGTTAAAATCAATGCTATCAACCAATGAATCAACTTCAATACTGGTAGTTTGTGAACTAGAGAGAGTCTTCTTAGCACGTTCACATGATGTAAGTAGACGGCGCAGGGCACGGGTGTTATCACTAATATCTTTCTTATATTTTTTCTTACACTCTTCCACACAATATGATAATAGACGATTATCAAAATCTGTTCCACCTAAGTGAACACAACCACCAGTCGCTTTAACTTCTATAAGTCCATCACTAGTAATTTCCAATAAAGACACATCATGTGTTCCACCACCCATATCGAAAACCAACACATATTGGTCGCGTTCGCGTTTCTTATCTAAGTGATAGGCAATTGCGGCGGCAGTTGGTTCATTAATAATACGAAGACAGTTAAGACCAGCAATTTGGCAGGCAGCCTTAGTGCTCTCCTTGCTACTATTCTGAAAGCGTGCTGGAACAGTAACTACAGCATCAGTTACCTTCTTTCCAAGAAAACTCTCAGCAACCTCCTTCATTTTTGTTAGAACCATTGCGGAAATGGCTTCAGGATAAAACTCCTTTGTTTCACCATTAAATTCCACCTCCACAACTGGCTTATTATTACCATCATTTTTAACTTTAAATGGAAAGTTTGCTATATCCTTTTGAAGTTCAGCATTATCCCAATTTAAACCTATAATACGCTTAATATCAAACAAGGTTCCAGTAGGATTACTGTTCGCAGCACTTTTAGCAGAATCACCCACCAGACGTTCAGCACTATCTTTTGAAAAACTTACCATAGAAGGCGTAATACGGTTACCCTGGTCGTTAGGTATAATCTCAACTCTGCCGTTCTGAAAGACTCCAACGCAACTCATACATGTTCCTAAATCTATTCCAATCGCTACTCGTTCACTCGATGTCATAACTCTATAATATCTATGTCTATATTACTATTATTTAATCTTTAAGTAGTTTTGGCTCTATATAAACTATTTTAGAAAGTGGAATAAATTTCTAGAATATTTATAGGTCTTGCTTAAGAGCGGCATTCATTTTTTCAGATATCTCTCGGTCATAATGCGGAACTCCTACAGGATAACCATTTAATTTAAACTCTTTTAGGTCAACATCGTATTCTTTATCTAAGACACTACCAGGCGTTTTAACACCTGCTTCTTCAAAATCGCTATCATATTTATCACATACCGCACGTATATCTTCCAATTCAGGTAGATAATAATATGGAAATACACCAACACGTTTCAATTTATGCTCATCGCAATTATCATCACAATAGATATTTTCAGGTTTATCATCTATAAACGCGATTTTAGCAACGTTGGTTATATTTATACCTAATCTTAACAATGGAACGCCAACACTCTTCATTGTTGCTCCATCTGCGGAAATTTTGGGGATTTCATCACTGCGGCCACTATGGTCTAAATCATAAACCTGGGCGATATCACTACATTTACTATGGTTTCCAGATTTATAGTCTAAACAGCTATATAGTTCAAATAGATTTCTTAAAAAACTAACCCAGTTAATATATTTAACATGAGAATCGCTGGCACGTGACGCACTAGTATACATAATAACACGGTCTAGTTTTCCATCACGTTTTAGATTTTTAATATTGTGGAAAAAATCCTTTAATCCAGGGCGAGCAAATCCTAAATCTAAAAGCTCACACGCAAATACCATAAATAGTGCTTCTATTTCTAAACGTTTAGGGTCATCTTCAACAAGACGATTATTTAAAAAATAAGTACCTACAGTCGACATATATATTCCGTTAATTAAACCGAAATAACCCAAACACTCATCATTGTCTAAATAGAGTATATTCATAACCAATATATATCTAATCACAAGAATAAAATGTATAAACCCATCTATAAAAAGCATCTATAGAACTATTTTTCATTATTTTATAGATATTTTTTTTTAAATTATGGTGAGATTCTACCCATATATCTTGGATAGAGACAACAGTCTTTAACACTGTATTCACTAGCATCACCACCTAAAATATATAGAAGAATACGTTCCAATCCAATACCATATCCACCAGTATGTCCAGAACCATATTTACGCAAGTCTAAATACCATCTATAATTTTCAACTGGAATACCCTCTTTCTTGGTTTTTTCTAATAAATCCTCATAATCAGCATTACGCATAGACCCGCCAACTACTTCACCTACGCCAGGAAATAATAAATCACAGCTATTTGTCTCATCACCGCGCTCTGTATGACGTGGCTCCATGTAAAATGCCTTCATTTCCGCAGGAAATTGGGTAATAAATACAGGCTTTTTAAGATGTTCACATAGTTGTCGTTCAACCTTATCGGTTAGGTCATCACCATATCTATACTCGCGAGGTTCACTGCCCTCCACATCTGTATCCTGGAATTGAATACCTAATTCATTACACAATTCGGCTGCTTTATAATATGGCAGAACAGTAAAATCATCTCGATATAGAGCGCGATAATTAGGATTGAGCTTAGTGATTAATGTTTTAATAGCCTCATTACTATCAATTGCTCTAAATGCGAAATCAAATAGACCACTAAGATGATAGATTAGCTTTTCAAGTGACATATTATGTGCCTCCATCTCGATATGTGTATATTCAGCTAAATGACGTCGAGTTCTAGAACGTTCTGCTCTAAAACTTGGATGAATACAGAATACCTGTCCAAAAGCTGGAACCGCACTCTCAAGATAAAGTTGGCTACTCTGGGTTAGATATGCGTCTTCGCCAAAATAATTAAGTTTAAATAGTGTAGAACCACCTTCGCAGGCGTTGTTTACCATAGATGGTGGAGTTACTTCGGTAAAATCCTCTTGGTCATAATAATTGCGAATAGTCTTAATAAGAAAACTACGAATCTTAAAAATAGAACTAGTGTTCTCACCGCGCAAAAACAGATGGCGATTGTCGTATGCTAATTGCGGATTAGCATCCACTGGAACCATTGTTTCCCAATCTGTGTTACTAGTTCCCAATACTTCAAGTTCACTTGATTGAACTTCATATCCACCTGGAGCGCGACTATCCTCCTTAACCAATCCAACAACTCTAATATACGTTTCAAGACATAACATATTCTCATCATTAAGTTTCTTAGCTAAATCGCCAAAAACACCTACCTGAACAAATCCTGTTCCATCACGAAGAATAATAAAAATCATCTTTTTACCCTGACGACGAATTCTGTGAATCCAGCCATTAAAAATAGCAATACTACCTACACTACCAGAAATATTTTTAATAGAAACCTCAGACAAAGACATAGTATAATAAACCTGTAAACATAATTTCTATTAGATGGCTATATTTTATATAGTTTTCTAAAAAAATTGAAATATATTTGGTTAAATCGAAATAAAGATATTACTATTTTTAATTAAATATCATTTTAGAAATAATTATGAGTTGTTCCTTAGATAGTCGCTTTATGTTTAGAGAGTCGTTCTTATCAAGAGATGCTAGACTATATTATACGGTATTGCGCAATCTACAAAAGCCATTTAATCCTAAAATGCGCGAACATTGGGGTGTCTATTATAAAATGATTAGAGAGATTGAGACTATGATTAAACAGGATTCGGATGACCAACAAGTCTATAATTACATTCACAATTTCCTAAATTCCGTATTCTATCCTAAATTTGGTTATCCAAATAATGAAAGTGATGGCCGCGCAGATAGCAGACTCGATGACATAAGTGCTATTATTAATGAGCTACCAGAGTTAAAGAGTGTCCTTTGTTATTTAGATATAGGTTGTAGCGAGGGTTGTATTACATCGCGAGTAGGAGAATCCTTTGGTTTGCCTGTGAGTAAGATATTTGGAGTTGATGTGCGTATTCCAAAAAAAGTAGATGGATATACATTTTTAAGGTTGGAAGGAGACAATGGTATTCTACCTTTTGAAGATAATAGTTTAGACGTAGTATCATACTTTATGGTTCTACATCATATTCCAAATCCATTAAAATCCATTAGAGAGGTTCAACGTATTTTGAAACCAGGTGGTTATGTTATTATTAGAGAGCATGATATTGATTCTACTACAGATAAGAATGGCAAATGGTTTCTAGATATTCTACATGGATTATACAGTATAAGTTGGGCCAAAAAAGGTGAACAAGAAGACCCTGAATTTTGCTCTAATTATTTTGCTGATTATCATTCTAGAGAATATTGGACAAATATGTTTCTCCAAAATGGATTTGCGCATATAGATAACACCACAGAATTAGCCTATCATTATAATACTTCTAGAGTTAATAGACTATTTGCTGAACGTAGCCGCATTAAAAATCCATACAGCTTCTACTATGCGGTTTACCAAAAATTATAGATTTTTAGTTTAGAAAAGTAATATAAAAAATTGAAATCTATTTATTTTATAAAATTAAAATTAGATTTTGTTAAGTTATAATTTTATAAACAAGATAGATGGTTGATATTGAAGAATTAGTTTTAACCAACATATCTGAACAGGACAAAGTGAAAACTCTGGCTAAATTGATGGTTCGCGATATGATTAAAATGCCAGATACTGACTATTCGGATAATGAGGTTTTAACCAAAACTCTGGTTAGGTTGCATCGTAAATATCGTGAAATAAATAGTAAAGAGGTAGTGTCTAAGAGATGGCTTAGTTGGGCTTACAAGGAATTAAATAGGGAGAATCCAAAGAAATATCCATTATTAGACAATCTTTATCGGATTCTAATTAAAAAATCGATTCGAAGTGATAGTGGTATTATTAATGTATCTGTTGTGATGCCAGGTGAAAATTTTAGTTGTAAGTATAATTGTAGGTTTTGTCCCAATGAACCTGGAATGCCACGCAGTTATCTTAGCAATGAAGATGCCGTTCAGCGAGGCACCAGAGAAGATTTTGACGCCGCAAAGCAGGCTTGGGTTAGATTTACTGCTCTTGAAAATATAGGACATCCGCTCGATAAAATAGAGTATCGTATTCTGGGTGGAACATTTTCGTGTTATCCGCATAATGTGGCTCATGATTTTATACGAGATTTATACTATGCTGCTAATACATATTATAGTCGCGAAGACGGTAACGAACGTCCTAGACTATCGATGCGCGAAGAACAGGATATTAATACCAGTGCTACGATTCATGTTGTAGGTGTAGGTGTAGAGACGCGACCAGATGAGATAACTGAGTCGGAGATTATTAGATTTCGCGAGTATGGTGTAACCAGAGTTGAGTTAGGTGTCCAGCATACTGATGACCTTTTGCTAAGAAAAATGAATCGTGGACATGGCATTAAGCATAGTAAGGCGGCTATTAAGTTATTAAAAGACTATGGATTTAAGGTAGAGATACATATTATGACGGACCTTCCAGGGGCTACGCCAGATGGTGATAAGGAGTGTTACAATAAGGTTTTAGTAACTGACCCTGATTTGATTCCTGACTATCTAAAGGACTATCCATGCTTGGATGTATCATTTACTGAGATTAAAAAGTGGAAGCAGGATGGTAGATGGACTCCATATTCGGAATTTACAAACGACGCTAGTATTTTGAAAGATGTTTTAATATATAGACAGAAGATAACGCCTAAGTGGGTGCGTGTAAATCGTATTCAGCGTGATTTTAGACCAGAAGATTTGGCATCAGGCATAATAGGTTATGATAGTCCTACTATTAAATCCAATCTGGCGGATATAGTTAAAAAGGAGGCGGAGTCGCAGGGAATTTACTGTCAATGTATTAGATGTCGTGAAATTCGTGATGAGAAATTCAATCCAAAGGATATTAAATATATGGAGTATTCGTTTTTGGCGAGTGGAGGAATTGAATATTATATTTCTGCTGAAATTCCTAGACCGAATCGTGATTTATTGTTAGGTTTTATTCGTCTTCGTCTCTCGAATGGTTTGGCTAAGAGTATTGTTCCTGAATTAGATAAAAATACGGCTATGATTCGTGAGCTTCATGTTTATGGTAAGGTTAGCCCTGTAGGTAAATCTAATCGTAATGGTGCCCAGCATCTTGGTATTGGTAAAAATCTACTAAAGCGTGCGGAACAGATAGCTTATGAATCAGGTTATGATAAGATGGCAATAATTTCTGGGATAGGTGTTCGCGATTATTATAGAAAGAATGGCTATAGTCTGAATGGGACATACATGACAAAGAAACTGGAGGGATATATAAACATATTCTATTGGTCAATAGTTGTATTTATTGCTGTAATAATATTTATAATTAGTATTACTATGAGTTTGATGTAATTAGAATTAAAATGGTAAAAATTTTAGAAAACTATTTTATTATTAAATTAGTAGATAAAATAATTGTCTAAAAGCATTTCATGATATAGGCCAAAACATAGAAAGGAGGCATGTTTTCGTGAGAACTGCCGCTTCCAGTGGAACCAGTATTAATGTCTACAGCTGTTTGACTATCACCATTTGCCTCAGTTCTCCACCTAAATTCATTATCATTATCAGTAGCAGAACCTGAACCAAAAACATTATTTTGTGTTACACTACCATTTGATTCCGCAAAATAGGCATCTTGATACGTGTGAGTGTGGCTAGGAAGTTCCGCGGTAGTTAGGGTAACTCTTTCCGCACCACCAGTAGCACCAACAGTTGTTCTAGCTGTCAATCCAGAGCCACTACCATAACCTAAAACAAATCTTCCACGAAGGTCAGGTGTGGCAACTCCCAAATATGATGACCCATCGCAAACGTGCCATCCAGTGGGAACATCTGATACAGCGCCATACCAAATAATAATAGCACCTCTTGGTAATAATACATAGTAATCTGTTATATTTCCTTGTAAAATATCGCGTTCAACTCTTAGATTACCAGTTATATTGACATTGTTTGAAAATGCTGTATTAGCTGTTACTATTTGAGGGGTGTTGGTATTTTTATTTAGATATGAGTTCGTAATAGCAGCAACATTTCCAGCGGTGGTGGTGATATTAGCGGCTATTTCTCTAAGAGTATCTAGGTCAGGAGGAGCATTACTAACTACATCATTAACGTTTATATTTCCTAACATTAGTGTGCCTTTAATCTGGGTAACTTCTCCCGAGATATATACATTATTTAGTGCGTCGATTGTAATGTTTTGGCCAATTAAGTTAGACATGTATTTATATAATATAATAATTAAATTAAATTACTATATTAAATTTAGACAGGGGTAATCGCGACGTTACTGCGAATACCTATCCAAGGGCTAGTCGATAAAGAACCTTGAGCGATATACATATCTCTATCATCAGAAGCATATACCATTTTATATGTAAATTTATTATCGTTATTAATTGAGGAGATAGCAGCATTTCCTAATAATACAGTGGTTGTGACATCAAGAAGAATCTTGTTGGATGTAACAGCTTGGTTAGCAATTTCAGCAGTAGAGACAGCGTTATCGGCAATTTCAGTATTAGTTACAGCACCAGCAGCAATCATACTTGTTTGAATAGCATTTGCGCTAATAGTTAAAACACCTGTGTTTGAAAGAGATGCGTTTCCTGAGATAGATACAGCGGAAGGTCTGTTGCTAGCACTACCAATAATGATTTGAGCAGATGAGAGGTCAGCCATCTTAGCGAGAGATACGTTGGCATCAAGAATCTTTTCAGTAGAAACGGCACCATTGATAAGTTTGATGTTAGTAACAGCATTGGTAGCAAGTTCCGTAGCAGTTACAGCGGCACTGGCAATCTTGGCGGTAGTTACAGCCCCGTCAGCAATCTTGGCGTTAGTTACAGCACCTGTGCCAATAGTTGAAGCAGTTACAGCACCTGTGCCAATAGTTAGTGAACCAGCGTTAGAGATAGTAGCATCACCACTCATAGTAACAGCGGCAGGTCTGTTGTTGGCATCACCGATAATGATTTGAGCAGATGAGAGTGCTTCAAGCTTGGCGAGAGTTACATTAGCATCGGCAATCTTAACAGTAGTAACAGCACCACTGGCGAGTTTAGTAGCAGTAACATTAGAATCAAGAATCTTAGCAGTAGTAACGGCGTCACTAGCAAGTTTGGAAGCAGTCACATTAGAATCAAGAATCTTAACAGTAGTAACGGCGTCACTAGCAAGTTTGGCAGCAGTCACATTAAAATCAAGAATCTTAGCAGTAGTAACAGCATCACTAGCAATATCAGCGGTTTGAACAAGAGAACTAGATACTAAACCACTAGCAGAATTGTGAAGAACACCAGCGGTGTTAAGAGATGACATTACAAGGTCTCTGGATAAGTTAATGTTAGAACTTACATTTACATTGCCAGCGACTAAAACATTTGAATTGAAGGTGGTGAATGCGGTAACAGCTTGAGGAGTAGCGGTAGTCTTATTTAGATATGATGACATGATTGAAGCAACATTTCCAGCAGTAACAGCGATGTTGGCAGCAATCTCTTTGAGAGTATCTAGGTCGGGTGGTGCGTTGTTGACAACTTCATTTACATTAACATTTCCTAACATTAAAGTACCTCTGATTTCAGTGACATTACTAGAAATGAATACACCATTAAGTGCGTCGATAGTTACGTGTGAACCTCTTAAACTTGACATTTGTTTTATATATTTATTCAATTGAAAATATTCTATTCATTTTAAAATAAAATAATTGTTATTTAAATTCAAAGTAATTAAATTTTACAATAACGATTATTTAGCTATTAACCCAACCTCTCTTAGGACTGTAAGTATTTGATTCATAGTATTTGCTAAATTACCAGCCCATTGACTTGATGCTGTGGCATCGGCTATATCTTGTTCAGATAAATTATTGATAGGACTAAATTGAGTAGAGCCTTCGGTTCCATAAAATCCTATTTTTGAACTAGATGAACCAAGAGAAATTGGGCCATCTACTCTTAATCCCGACAGGATACCTAGACTTGTAAGACTACTTTGTAGTATTCCTGTTCCTAAGGCAGTTGATGATAAAACAGTATTATTATTTATTTGTAAAACATTTCCATCTGAAATGTTAATAGTTCCTGTATTTAGTGTTCCGTTAATAGTTCCACCAGTAGTTGATAATTTGTTATTTTCAAGATTTGAAACATTAGCCTCTAAGTTTGTTATCTTGCCCTCGGCGGATATTATCTTGCTCTCTGTCGCTGATAACCTTTGCTGAATAGCTGCTGAACTAGCATTTAGATTAATGATGTTTCCTTGGACTACTGTTGAAATTGTTTCTAGATTTGAAATCTTACCCTCAGCTATAAAAATCTTATTTTGGATACCAATAACATTAGCCTCTATATTGGTGAACTTATCTTGAGCGATTGTTGCGTTACCCTCAATAGATAATACTCTACTTTGTATACTAGAAACATCCGTTTCTAAATTAATTATGTTTCCTTGTATGATTGATATTTTTTCTTGGATGGTTGTTGAATTGGTTTCAAGATTAGTTATTTTACCTTCAGATATAGTCATTTTTTCTTGAGAAATTATAACGTTACCTTCAATTAATAATAATCTAGTTTGAATAGTTGTTGAACCTAATTCAAGATTGGAAATATTTCCTTGTGCTATTGATACTTTATCTTGGATACTAGTAACATTACCTTCAACTAATGCTACTCTAGTTTGAATAGTTGATAAACCAGATTCTAGACTTGTAATATTTCCTTGGACAATTAATAGTTTATCTTGGATACTAACAACATTACCTTGTATAGTGTTAATATTACTTTCTATATTTGTAATCTTTCCTTGTGCTATTGATACTTTATCTTGGATACTAGTAACATTACCTTCAACTAATACTACTCTATTTTGAATGGTTGATGAACCAGATTCTAGACTTGTAATATTTCCTTGAATAATTAATAGTTTATCTTGAATATTAGCAATATTACCTTGTATAGTGTTAACATTACTTTCTATATTTGTAATCTTTCCTTGTGCTATTGATACTTTATCTTGGATACTAGTAACATTACCTTCAACTGATGCTACTCTATTTTGAATGGTTGATGAACTAGATTCTAGACTTGTAATATTTCCTTGGACAATTAATAGTTTATCTTGGATACTAACAACATTACCTTCTATATTTGTAATCTTTCCTTGTGCTATTGATACTTTATCTTGAATACTAACAACATTACCTTCTATATTTGTAATCTTTCCTTGTGCTATT